CAGTGAAATTCTCATTTACAGCGGTAAATGCATCGCGTAACGGTTCACCAGTGCCGTCGTTAGCGGCAGCACCTGTGTCAATAATCTGTTGTGCCATAGGTCTATCATGTCCTCTAGTGTATTTACCTAAAGGACTTGTTTGCCGTTTTAGCTGATTCTAGTATATGTTAAAAAAGCACCACTTTGTATGCCAATGTTGGCGGCGGCGGTTTGTGCTTGAATTGTAACATTGGCATTGCCAGCACTGTAGATGGTGCCTGTAATTCTTGCTGTTCTAGGATCTGCGCCAGACATGGAAGCTGTGGCTGGCGCTACCCCTGACACATTAGATGTTGCAGTGTTAAATGTGGATGTTTGAGTAGTTTGAAATTCTACAGTGTAATAACAAACGCCTGCATCAAAACGTGTGCCAAACCCAGTTGTGGTAGCACCACCGCCGTCTATCAATATGGGCATGTATGCTTCAAATTTGTAACTGCTTCCAGCTAATGCTAAAAATCCCAAACTTCCAACGTTGGCCATTGTTGCACTAGCAAAAGCCACAGTAGTCGGTTGCCACACTACGTTTTCTACACCAATTCCTGTGCCATAACTGTTGCCAGTTACTTGCAGATTTGACGTAACCGTATTGGCTGTGGCTGACACATTGCCTGTGAACATTCCTTGAGAAGCCACAATATTGGCACCTGTGACGTTTCCTGTAGCCGAAATTAACCCATTACTGTTGACATTGCCGCCAGTGACATTGCCTGTGGTACTAACACCAAGTGCCCCTGCACTCACAGCACCCACACTTATGACATTGCCACCAGTTACATTGCCTGTGGCCGTGACATTTCCTGCAGTGACCAAGTTGCCACCAGTGATATTGCCTGTGGCTGTTACAAATCCAGCTGTGGATAAATTTCCACCAGTTACAGTACCTACAGCAGTCAATGTAGAACTCACATACATTGTTCCAGTCACAGCCAAAGTATCCAAGGGTGCAGCATTGGCAATGCCTACGTTGCCCACATTGTCCACTACAAACTTGGCTGTGGCAGCAGCACCATTGGTTGAAGTTAAAATTTGAACATTGGCATTACCTGTTGTGCCTGCAGCAATGGCACGAATTCCTGCTGTGACTCTGGCGCCTGGCGTGGCATCACTGGTAAACCATTCTACTGCACCCAGCACTTGTCCGTCAGTTACCGTGGTGTCAGTATCTGTAAAACGAATAGTTGGCTGCCCCACACTGGCATCTCGAGAAATCAATACGTTGCCAGCAACACTGATGTTGGCTCCTGTGACGTCTCCAGTGGCCGATACTTGTCCTGCTGTGCGTAAATTGCCACCAGTGATATTGCCAGTGACACTTTGCAACCCTGTTACATACTCACCTGTGGTTGCCCAAACTACTACATTGCTTGTACCACCAATTGTGACGTTGGCATTGCCATTGGTCACAGGGATTTCAATGCTGGTAGTGCCGTTGAAGATTTTATCAGCGTTGATATTGCCCACCAGCACCGCATTGCCGGTAACTGTCAGGTTACCGTCTATGTTCACAAACGGTGAAATCAGATTGATGGGATCGCTAGCACCAATGCTTTGTATAGTGTACTCGCCACTGACTCGTTTGACTGTTGACATTTAAAGGTCCTTTGTGTTATTTATGCGGTCAAGAAAGTCTGTCATGAGCATGTGTCGTAAATTGTCAACATTGGCAAATTCAGGAATTGCAGCAGTGGTTTCGCCCATCACACGGTGAAAACTGGTCTTGGGAAAATCTCGACAAATTGTTACAATTTGTCGCACCCAGTTACCGGTGTAAGTGGGCAAACTTGAACTTTTTCTGTAGAATTCAGTGTCAGCGTACACATTGTTGAATCTGTTGTTGGTATTTGGTCCCATGTCAAACCCAATGAGATACACTGCCAAATGCCGATCCACTGCCGCTTGCCCCACAGCAATAGGTCCCGAACTGTAACCAAAATAACTTTGTGGCACTGATCTTGCGCCCAGTCCAGGCAAAGGTTTTCTAGTGTACATTAGATGTTTTTCAGCATAACCAGAATTTTGTATAGTGTGTGCAATGGCTTTGTCTGTGCTGATCAACACATCTGGAACAAACTCTCTGTACAAGGCATTGCAGCCGTAGATTCGCCCATGCGGTTTCAACTGATTCAAATCCACACTCAATCGGCTGACGCCGTTGCCCAATACAAATGCTGCACTCATAAAAAAGTCCTCCCATTATGTATCTGGGAGGACTTGGTAGTGTTACAAATTAGGATTGAACGTTGTCCACAATGGCCAGATCCAACAGATTTTGTTGTCCAGAGGTCACAGTGCCAGTGTTGGCAGCGCCAGTGGTGCCTGACTTGATCACTGTGCCTTCGTCGGTGAAGAAGTTGGTCACATATCGTTTGTCTGCAATCACCGAAGTGGCTGCGTAAGTTGAGCCGCCGGTCCAATCTAGCAAGAATTTGTTGGTAAGTTTGCTGATTGTGGTAGCAGTTGAATCGGTATTGGTAAAAGTAATAGCCATGAGTCCTGCTGCAGGAGTGGTGTCATCGTCCAGCACACACACGCCTACTGAGTTAGCTGCACCGTTGCCTGATCCCCCAACAGAAGTTGCTGTGAAAATTGTGCCTAACCCAAAGTTGGTAGGAGCACCGGCTGCGGTCCAGTCAGTGGATGTGCCCACAGTGCTGATTTGATAGGCTTGACCTACCACAAATGATCCGTCGTTGACGCCGGTGGCATCGCCCACTAGGTACTTGTGACTGCCTTTTTGGCGGATGATATAGCCAGTTGCTGAACCAATACCCGAGCCTGACGGATTGGTAATGTTCACAGTTACATCTATTCTGGGGTTGGTTGCTGAGGGTGTGTCAGTGGGCGCTGCGCCGCCTACAACACCTAGATATTGAGTGGTGTTGAGTGTGTCAGCTGTATTGACCACTGGAGCGGTCAACGATCCAAAGTTAGGAAAACCAAGATCCACGCTAACGGCTGCGCCGCCATTGCCAGATCCGGTGCTTGTTTTTTGTATTTTAAGAGGACGTCCCATTTTTGTTTCTCCTTAAAGAAGTCCGATCGGAGTTCTAGTCCGTACGCGGCGGGTTAAACCGCATAAAACGCAGAATTGCGTTGACAAGTATTTATGGTGAGGTTGAAATAATTCACTGTGTAGTGTATACTGTAAATATTACCATGAACACAACTGAACAAATTATAGACCCTGCTCAACTGATCGAAGAAGGCAACCGACTCCGCAGCGAGAATCGCCCAGATCAAGCACTCAAATGCTACATGCTGGCCATGTGTCACGATCCTAATTCATCCGCGGCTTTCAACAATTACGGCAATGTCATGCGTGAATGTGGCTTTCCCAAACGAGGTATACCATTTTTACAGTATGCTATAGAAGCTGATCCCACCAGTGCCACGGCTCAATTCAATCTAGCAGTGAGTTATTTGATCACAGGAGATTATGCTCGTGGATGGCCAGCATATGAAGCACGTTGGAATTACGAACATCTAGCTGGCAGTTTGCCGCAGTATACTCAACCCCGTTGGACTGGACAGGACTTGAAAGATAAAACTATTCTTGTGATAGGCGAACAGGGGCATGGTGATAACATACAGTTCTGCAGATTTTTGTTTAACTTGCATGCTGGGGGAGCACGAGTATTGTTTCAGACCACTGAAGGGTTGATTCCATTATTGAACACCAGTCCTGTTATTGCCTGGATTGGGCGCTACACCGATCAGCCACCTGAGTTTGACTACTGGGTACCTATCATGAGCATACCTGGGGTACTGGGCGTGACCTTGGAAAACTTGCCTAACGTTGTGCAGTATATCACTGCACCGCACGACAAGCAGGCCGCATGGTTGCAGGTACTGGGTGCAAAGAAACGCATGCGAGTGGGCTTTTCTTGGTCAGGTCGCAGAGATGCCTGGCTGAATCGTCACAAAGGCATGCCGTTTGAAACTGTGTTGGCCATGATCAAACGCAATCCCAACTACGAATGGATCAATCTACAAGTAGATGCCACTGCTGAAGAAGAACAGCAGTTGATTGCAGCAGGAGTCACACACTATCCTGGATCCATTGCTAGTTTTGCTGACACAGCAGCATTGATTGCACACCTTGATGTAGTGATCAGTGTGGACACGGCTATCACACACTTGGCAGCAGCCATGGGCCGACCAACTTGGTTGATGTTGCAATGGTTTGCCACAGACTGGCGTTGGATGCTGGATCGCGATAGTAATCCTTGGTACAGCACTGTGCGCATATTCCGTCAACCTAGCATGGGTGACTGGGAATCAGTTACTAAAAAGATAGAACAATATCTAACTTGGTTTAAGGTTTGATTACTTGTGAACAAGTTCTAAGTACCAAGGCAAAGGACAGTTTTTTTCAGCAAACATATTTTTAATTTTGAGTCCACCTTGATCAATCATTTCTGAAAATTCATCTATGTGATATATTTCTTGGAGCAAAATAACACCGTCATCAGCAAGATGCTTTGCAGCATTAGCAAAAAAATCTTTATGGGTGTTCCATTCTTTGTCAACAGTTATCCTTTGATGGTGCGTTTTTGGAATTTGAAACAGTTGATCTCCCAATTGCAAAGGAAAATGCGGCGGATTTGACACCATGAGATCAAATCGTATGTCAGAAGGTAAAGATGTCAATGTTGAAGTTTGATGAATTGACACACAATTTAAAAATCTAGTTGGCATGTTCGCCATGGTTTTTTTACAGGCATTCACAGCAGGTTGATACATTTCTAAGAAATGCAAATTCTTGCAAATGCCGTCAGCCAACAATCTAAAACCAATTACTCCGTGTCCACTGCACCATTCTAAACAACTGTCAAAAATTCTATCAGGATACAACAATTTTAAAATCAGTGGATATCTTTGCCCAACTGAGTTTCCTCCCCCTTCTAAATTGTTATTGTAAAAAACTTTAAAATCGTTGGCTACAAAAAATTCTAAATCAAAATTGTCAGTATCAGTTTCAATAGCTGGAACAGCAAAAACATCAACAATATCTTCAGAAGTCAACGCCACTAACCCTTGTCCGTTGTGCAATGTTAAAATTTCATTTTGTATGTGGTTGGGTAGTCTTGTAAATTCGTGTTCGTTTACACACAAAGGCCAACCGGGGTCTTTGATAATTTGATAAAAGTTTTGCCAAGAATTCATGCAAATACTTAGCCAACAAAAAAGGGCCTTGCGGCCCTTTTTGTCCTTCCCATCCCTGGGTTGGCTTCTCTGATTAGGAGAATGACAAGTTGGAAACTGCGATCTCACCAACGTAGTCACCAGCGTTGCCGAAGCTGCTGGCTGTGTTGGTTAATTCGATATAACCATAACGTGTCATGAATGACACGACTGGTTCGAATGTTGTTGGATCAAGCACAACACCACTGCTCATCAAAGGAATGTATGGGCAGTAGAATGCTGGTGCGTCAGCTTCTGAAGAACCTTTGTAGCCGACCAATACGCTTTGTGTGTCAGCAGCATAGCTGTCAACAAACACACGCATGGCGCCGTTCAATGTACCAACAAACTTGGTGTTGGTAGGTGCTTCAAATGTACCTTCTGTAGTGCGAGCAAAAGCAGAAGTTGTTGCAGATTGCAACACTGTCAGTGCAGCTGAACTAACCACAGCGTAGTTACCAGCGCCACGACGTGTGCGTTGAGCAATCAAGTTGGCAACGCGGTTGACCAACACAGCCAGTGCGGCGTGTTCGTCACCAACGAATGTTGCTGTACCAGAAACGGTAGCTTGGTTGTATGTGAACTCAGTAGCTGCCAGTGAACGCAAGCTCAAGAGAATCTCTTGGTCGATTTCAGCTGTAATCTCTTGAGCCAATGCTGCCATGATTTCTGCTTCAACGTCAATACCATGCATGGCTTGTGCGTCTTGTGCAGATTCAAATGTCCAGCGAGCTTGCAACTTACGTGTGCGAGCTTCAACGGCTTGTTTCAGGATCTGAACGCTAATTTGCTTACCGCCAGTGCCTTCCATGGTAGCTGTGTTGCCACCAGTGTAGTTAGTAGCTGTGGCTGTGCCAGCAGGTACTGTAGAATATGCCTGAGCAATTTTAAATGGGCTCAATGCTTCTTCACCAGCTGCTACGCTAGTAGCGGCTGCTGAGTTGTCTGTCAATGAGTTGGCATAACGCACACGCAGGGTGTGAATTT